CCGGGAGCCGGAGCTCCTAGCTGTGTCTCAAGGGCCTGGGCTGCACGACGGAAGAGGGTTGCCTGTCTCTTATCCCCACGATTCTCAAGGTAGTCAGCGTGGATTTGATATCCAGCTATCATCTCTACTAGCTGGGACATGGGGTGTTCAAGGATTCTGTCCAGGCTCTTTCTCCGCTTGATAGCCTGGGGGTCGGATAGTTTAAGTATTTCTGTAACTATGGTAGCCTCATCAAGATGCTCCTTGAGCATGTTAGCTACTGTACCCCGCTCTAGCCAGTCCTTGGGAGTAGCTACATCGGACTCCACCTTGATGGTGATATCGGTAGGAATATCCGGGGGGGATAGCTTCTCAATGAACTTACCCTTGACCTGGAATACTCGGCCACTAGCCTTGAGGTGGGACAGCCAAAACCTGTCTGTCTCTTCTATGACAAAGTGTTTACCATCCATGTAGGGATAGAGGATTTGATTAGCAGAGCTAGAGGCTAGAAGGCTGAGGGCATAACCAGGCTGGCCTTCCACCATGCCATATACGGCATCATTGAAGGAACCCTTCTGTAGCTCTCGACGAAGCTCTAGCAAGTGGGCCTGGACTTCGAGAGGGATAGAGGCCGGGGATACCCGCTGGAGACCTGCTTCCCCCGGTGCATAGTGGAACAAGGCCCCTCGTTCTCGGAGCTGCTCAGGGGTAGCCTGTGGGGTAGAGCTGAATTCCTGGGTTATGGGCTGGGCTGTATCCCTGAGTATCTGGGTTATGACCGACTTCCATTTATTGAAGCTCAGGGTTACTCCCTCATTCACCTCAAAGATTCCCCGACCTACCAGTCTCCTCCAATCTTTTTTGCCAGGGGTAAGGCTCCCCCTGTCAGGGTAACCACCAACCGGGGCTATAAGGAGCTGCATCTCAGGACGCTCAACCCAGCCTGACACATCCTTCCCATCTATGAGTATCATATTAGAAAGGAGTCCAGAGCTATCAGATACAAAGTAGTCATCCAACACGACATCCCCCGTCGCTGTGCCACGGGGTTGATATGACCATCCCCGCTCTTGGGCTTTCTGGACTGCTTCCTGCTCGGTTATCTTGTAGGTATGAACACAGGTGGATAATCTGTTATTGGAGTATCGGGGATATACATCATAGGGAGACCATATCTGGGTCTGGATTAACCCGGTATCCCTATTGAAAGCTGACACTGTGGAGTACCAGCCAAGGATAAGCAGATAGAAGGATAGCTCATCTATGAAGGGCTGGGCTCCCCCCATCTGTCTTTCCCTGTTAATAATATCCCAGAGGTAGGTACAACTGCGATGGATGCGGGCACGGCGGTCTAGCTCAAGAGCTGATTCACTCTCTATGGGAGTATTGTGGGATATTTCCCCTTTGGTAAGTAGGTAGTGGGCCATGTTCATAAAGGTCTGTGGCTCATTGGATACGTAGGTTTCCATACCCTTAGAAGCCAGGGTATCCACGAGGACAAGCATCTCATACCAGGACTTGAACTTAAGATTACGCTGATACCAATAGTTGTGAAGAAAGGCTATGTCAGACCTTACTTTGTCAATCGGCATTGTTACCATAGATAGTGTCCTCCTCTCCAAAGGCTTTAAGAATCCCCGCAGGTATGGGGGGACAAAAGTGATTACAATAACCCAGGATTCCCAGGCAGAACTTCCTTAGTTCCTCCATACTCGTAAAGACAACAATAGGATTAAGCCCAAAAGGGGTCATAGTTCCAAGGACAAAGGAACCATTCTCTAACCTACTCACCACAAGATTCTGTTGTTCCATCACCAACTATACCCCGGAACTGCTCCCTGGTAGCCACGGGCTGTACCAGCCACCTTGCGGACTGTCACAGCTAGCATAAGGGCTATGGCAAGGTCATCATATGTCTGGGCCTGTTCCCGGTACTTGGTCTTGAGCTTGATGTAGCGGTAACTACGTAACTGTCTGACAAGGTTCACATCCCAGAGCTTGAGGTGGGATAGGTTCTCTTTGGTAATGGTCATTATCATGCTCCGGGTTTGCTCATTGCTCCACCATCCCCGCTGGGTTGTGAGCTTCCCTGTAGTAAAGTCCCTCTGATGGGAGATGTTGGGGTAGGATTGGAGTTGTTCCAATACTGCATACCCGGTAAAGTTCCTCTCTACAACAAGCTCAGCATTATTATACCACTTGCCTAGTGCTCTGAGTACAGTGGCTAGTTGGTATGGCTCCATCCGGGCTTGGAAGGTAGCGCATACCTCCCACCTGTCATTGACAACACAGGCTGCGGAATAGCTGCCTTCCGGGGCCCCAGAGGCTGTATCCACCCCAATTACGTACTTTAGCTTGGGTTCGGGGGATACCCAGTACGTCCATCCTTGGGGGTGCTTCTGTCCCTCATAGCAATTATTAGCAAAGTTGGTAAGGAGGGCTCCATCAAATACCGGGTCTCCGGTAATGATAAAGCAGTCAATCTCATTCTCCGGGTACTCTATCCAGAAGAGTCCCTTCTTCTCATTTATTTTGAACCTTCTCCAGCGTATCTGATTCTCGGTGAGACTGTACCTGGTTACCAGGTCTGTCTCCTCATCCGTGTAGACAAGCTCCCCCCTATCCTCCTCCATAAGTAGTTCTGCTATCTTGGGGTCAGATGGATTGCGGGGAATCTGGTAATCCTCCCCGAACCACCAGGGAAAGAAGAAGGGTTTGTAAGGGGACTTACCCTCTCTGGCCTGCTTCCACTTCTCGTAGAAGATATTATCCTCCCCGCTAGCCGTGCTCTCCAGTGTGAGTTCACCAGTCAAGGGGACTGCATCTTCCACACCGGACAATAGCTTCTCACCATTCTCATAGAAGGCAATCTCTGAGTTATGGACTGCACCTGATGGAGTCATAAAAGAACCTTTTGTACGAACATCATACATTTGTCCTTCATATTCTATTTCCTCTTTTTTCCGAATCCTAACGAATACATAAGGCAAACCTCTTATCGTAGAGAATCTTATATGCTTATGCCTTCTTTGTCCTCCATATCCTGTAACAGGATACAACACCCAGCCTTCTCTTTTATCACTGAAAGAAATGCCTGAGTACTGTTTTCTAACAGACAATAAAAGTTCTCTTAGTTGATATAATAGCCAGGGTCTTACAGAAGTTACATAGTAACCTTTAGGAGTCTTATGTCCATCACCCTCACAATAACCTTCTATAATCCCATTAAGGAACTCTTTACCACAATCCCAGAACATGTCAGGAACTACTTTATCCCTGTTAAGGAGTTGAAGAAACAGCTTTCTGAATGGGGAAGAATAAACAACTACGCACAAAGATTTACCCTTAATTTCTCTTCCTCTGTACATCCCTCCCGATTCTTGAATAAACCTCCTGGTATTAGCCCCATATTTTCTAAAAAAGGACTCTATTTTATTGGCAAAAACTGTCTCATCAGTTGACAGAGTAAAATGAAGCCCTTGTTGTGTATAAGAACCCTCCGCAAGAAATATTCCAATAATCCATCCAAAATCTCCCCCTGTAAAAACAAACCGGTCAACAGGTTTCT